TCACGCGGCAAGCGTGGCGAGGAAGTCCGCGGCAACATCCGCGGCGAGGACCACGCGGCCCACAGTCGCTGACACAGGCTGAGACGACTGCTGCACAGTCACATTCTTCACCTCGATGATCTGCCCGCCAAGCAGGCTGGGATCATGCCGAAGCCACGCATCTGCCGTGGCGATCACCTGCTCGGGCTTGCCCGAACCAGTCTGGATCCGTCCCAGCGGCCTCTCGCCGGGGCCGCGCAGTAGCGACACTGTCCAGCCGCCCGACGTGGGCACCGCCACCAGGTACAGCAGGGCCAGGTCGCCGACCGGCACACGCTCCTGCTGCCCGACTGGCTCCACCACCTCGAACGAGAGGAGCCCCGCGGCCGGCCCGAGCCCGAGCCACTCGTCCATCGCGGCGCGGCCGCGCTGGCCATCGTCCGGCATGAAATGGGTGTAACGCCTCAAAGTGAAGCCCGGGTCGTCATGGCCGAGCCATCGGGATAGCGCCGTGGGGGACTCGCCGGACTGGAGCTGCACCGAGGCATAGGTGTGCCGTGTGATGTGGAATCCAAGCTCGCGCGCTGCTTCCCAGCCCGCGCGGTGGTGTGAAGCGCCTCGCGTGTTGTCCCAAGGACTGATCAGTCCTGCAGAGGCCAGGGCAGGCTTCCAGGCGTCGAGATTCCACGATGACTGGTTAACCGGGTTGCCGAATCGCGTGGTGATGATGAGCGATGCGGTCAACTGGCCACTCTCCGGCCCCCCAGGGCCCCGCCACGGCAACGTCACCGTCACCGGCTTGAACTGGTCCCGGTATCCGTCGAGGGACAGCCTGAGGCCGGGGGAGAGCGGCACGCTCCGCTCTTTGTCGCCCTTCGGCAGCTTGAAGTACGGGCGGCCGCGCTTGTCGATCTGAAGCTGCCGGTGGACGTGCAGATCCTCGGACCCGTCGATGTCCTCGTGGGAGACGCCGAACACCTCGCCCTGCCGGAGGCCAGCCCCCGTGCCCAGGTCGAAGGCGATTCGATCGCGGGGGCGCAGGCCGGCCCGCACGCCTATGCTCTGGTCCCTGGTGAAGGCTCGGGCCTTGACCTGCGGTGCTTTCGGCTTGATGCCGCGGGTGCTGCACGGGTTGCGAGTGATGCGCTTCGGAACGGCGCTGCCCAGGATGGCGGACAGGTAGTCGTAGATCACCCGGGTCGTTGAGGCCTCCAACTTCTTACGCAGGGTGGCGACCCAGATCCGCAGGTGCTCCTCGTCAATGGTGGCGATGGCCAGGTGCCCGAGGTGAGGGATCACGTGGGCGCGGATTTTCTGCTCCATGGTCTGAGCGGTTCCCACCGCTACCGTGACGCCTGGCCAGTACACGGTCTCGAAGTATTCGGCGAGCAGGATCTGGCCGAGCTCGGGGTCGATGAAGACGCCACGGCGAGAGTCGGTCTGAGCCGCTGCCAGCCAGTTCTTGGCGTCCTGAAGCTTATGGAACGACTCGTCCTTGACACCCGGGATGCCGCAGACGCGGTACCGCATGCCCTGACCGAAGCGAGTGAGCTTGTACTTCTTGCCTGTCTTCGGATCGGGGCGCTTGCTCCACCACCGGTCTTCAATGTATCCGGGCATGGCCCGTCCCCTCCCATACGCAGCCCAAGTAGATCCCGCCTCAGTCGGTCAGGGTGGCTTCGTCGCCGTCGCCAAGCCGAGGGGCAGGCACGCTGCCCGGCTCCGGCTGGCGCTGTGAGGGGTCGGCGGCGACGATGTCGCCTTTCCACTCCTGGAACCAGTGGCCGCCTGCCAAGACCGCGGCCGCACCTTCGTTCAGGGCAGAGATGATCTGCTCCGGCGCGAGGTGACTTGCGATCTTGTAGACGATCCGTCCCCGATCCTCGACGATGTCGATAGCCTGACCGACTGGCAGGTCGTCGGCCAGTTCGTACTCATGGATGATCACGTGCCACTCCCCACGGCATCGCGTGCACAGTTCGCGCACTTTGTGCGGAGAATTGACACTAGTTGTGGCATATGCCCCTGATCAACCGCTGGGTGAAAACTCAACGATCTGACGGTCTATCAGTTGAACTGGCTTTGCTTTCGCGCTCTTCCTGTTCGACTGCTTCGAGCATGACCCGCAGCCGGCGGCGCTCGCGCGGCTCCATGCCTGCTGCTAGCACGATGATGTGCCGCATGTCGTCGTCGTAGCCACTGAGCTCAACTGACTCCCATTCCAGCCACTGCGAAGCTGCCGCCTCCTGCACGACTCGGACAGGCGCGCGGAGCGCGCGGGCGACAGCCTGGAGCTCTTCCGGCTTCGGGGCGGTCAGGACGCCGCCCGTGGCGAGACGCTGGAACCATGGCTTGGACATGCCCTTCTCTCCACTGGGGCCAATGGACCGCTTGGCCATGTCCATGTACGAGAGTCCGTCGTCGTTGGCAGCCTGGACCATCGCGGAGAGTCGCCCGAATCGCCGGTTCGAGCCGCCGGCACCCGAGTCACTTCCTGTCACTGCTACCTCGCTCGTATATCTGCCGGTCGAACGCTTGAACCGGGTCGTCGCAGGATAGAGACGCTACACGGTCGCATTCTAGAGACGATTGGGCTATACAGCGAGACCTTCTGTCAGCGTGCAGCTGAGAGCGACACGTTTCGGCCGTCGAGATCTGTAGACGAGACGTCTCAAGATGTGCCATGATGGCGACATCGAGAGACGGAACGGCCCAACCGGAGACGCACTTGCCCAAACTCCTGCGACTCCATGCCCCGGACACCCTTCGATGGGTGATGGACCACCCCGGCGACAGTGCTCCATATACGGTTCGCAGTCTTGCTAAGGCTGCAGGCTGCAAGTCGGCCACGGTGGGGCACCTGCTCGCCGGACGCCAGCGCAGCACCAGTACCCAGACTGCGGAGCGCATCGCAGGCGCGCTTGGATGCTCGCTTGCGACGCTCTTCTTGGTCGTGCCGTCTATGGATCTCGACGAAGTGTCTCAAGAGGACTCGAATCAAGTGGAGTAAACCAATGCCCGCATCCACCGCCTCAAGCCCGCCGCCACCTGGGTGTCTCTGGCTGGAGCAGGCCGCTGAGCGTCTGGGCGTGAAGCCCACGACGCTCCGGAAATGGCGCGCGAAGCGTAAGGGGCCGGCCAGCTTTAAGTACACCGGCCGGGTCGTCTACCGCGAGAGCGCGATCACTGACTACGTGGACGGCTGTGAGGCCGCGGACTCGCGCTCGAACCCGGCACTCAACCCGCTGCTGCGCCGCCCCGAGCCGCACGTCCGTGCCGCCCGCGCGCCGCGCGCCGCCTGATCTTCCACCCATGTGGGTGGGCCGCCCCGGCAGCGAATCCGGGGGCGACCCGAGCCCACCTCACCCACGACAGAACAAGGAGGCAGGCCGTGATCACACAGCCTACCGACGCGCGTGCCGTGCTGGCACGAGCGGCCCAGATCATCGCCCTTCACGGGCTCCACCACGGGGACTACGTGGTCGACCCGTTCAACCGGGCGTCGCGCAGCCCGCACTACCTGCGGCCGATGTCGGCGGTCGGCGCTCTGAACTGCGCGGTGACCCGCGACCCGCGCACCCCGTCGAACCTGGCCTGGCAGGCCCTCCGGCTGCTGGCCGAGGTCGTGCTGGTCGACAGCGAGCCGGCCTGGTCGGCGAACATCGAGGACTGCGAGCGCCACGTGGAGGCGTGGTCGGACGCGTCGTCCGACACCCACGTGGTGCACACGATGCGGCTGCTGGCCGGCGAGAAGGCCCGCCGCGCGCTGACGGCGGTGGCGGCGTGAGCCGGGAGCCAATCAGCGAGGAGCGGCTGGCCGCGCTCCGCACCATGGACCTGGCCGTGCTGGTGCCGCAGTCCGCGGCTTGGCAGCCGTCGACCCGCCGGCAGGCCGCGCGGTGGCTGCGCCTGGCAGCGCCGGTGTTCACGGAGCTGCTGGACGAGATCGACGAGCTGGACGACGAACTGGAGCTCACGGACGACGAGCTGGACACGGCGCTCGCGAGGCTGAGGCGGCTGCGCCCGCAGGTGCCGGCGTCCGACGCGGTGATCAGCGCGGTGCGCCGCGAGCGGCTGCACGACCGCCGGTGGCGGGTTCGGTGGTGCGAGGACGGCCTGCGGAAGTCGCAGACGTTCCGCCTGCCGGAGCACGCACGCGAGGCGTACGAGTACCTGCGCGAGCAGCAGTACCGGGGCGGTGCCCGATGAGCGCCCGGGAGCCGCTGAGCGCGGCGCAGTTGGAGAGCATCGAGCGGCTGTTGGCCCGCGTGACGCCGGGGCATTGGGTGGTGCGGCTGCAGTCGGGGGCCGACCCGCAGGTGGCGATCGCCGACGGTGGACCGGTCGCGTTCGGTGTGCGCGCACCGGGGGACGCCGCCTTCATCGCGGGGGCTCCGGAGGTCGTGCGACTGCTGGTCGCCGAGGTCGGCTGGCTGGTGGCCGAGCTGACCAACGCCCGCGCGCTGCTGGCCAAGACCATCGACAACATGACCGCCCTTGCCGAGGGCAGCGAGGTGACGGCCTACCGCGCCGAGCACGGCGAAATCCCGCTCGGCACCTACCTCGCCGTTGAGGAGGCCCGGGCACACGCCGAGGACTCGTACCGCGCGCTGATCGGCCCGGCCCCCACGCTCCACTGGTACGACGAGGAACTCGACGACGACTCGGCGCTGCGCCTTTACGCCGAGCACGAGGGTGACGAGGTCGAGACCACCCACCGCGTGGTGCCGGTGCGGGTGTTGGCCGAGTACGACCCGGACGGTGAGTCGTGAACGGCCTCCAGTCCGGGCTGACGCTGGCCGCGATGTGGCTGCCGACCGGCGGCGTGATCGCCGGGTGGCGGCTGGCTGGCCGACTGCACGCCCGCCGCGCCCGCGCCGCCCGCCACCGGGCCCGCGCCATCCCGTACATCCCGCAGCAGAGGAAGGCCCTGTGATGAAGCTGCTGTCCCGCCTGCGCCGCCGCCCCGCCACCGCGCCGTGGCCCGGCAACCTCCGCACCGTCGCGGACGACCTGCGCCAGGCCCTGGCCCATGAGGCCGAACTGGCCGACCAGTTGCGCGCGGCCCGGCAGCGGGCCGACGTGGCGGACGCTCGCGCGGCTGCCGCTGGCCTGCGCGCTGACGAGGCCGAGCAGCGTGAGGCCCGGGCGCGTGGCGAGCTGGCCAAGATGACGGCCGCGCGCGACGGCCTGCGCATCGCGAACGCCGGTCTGGCGCGGCAGCTGCACGACGCGCTGTACGACGACGCCGACCAGTACGCGATCTCGACCGGCACCGGCCAGCCCCGCAAGGCCTGACGACACCCGAACTTCGGCCGGGCGCCCACCGCGCCCGGCCCACCAGGAGACACCTGATGAGCTTCACCTTTGCTCCCGCTACCCGAGAGCAGGCCCGGGCCCGCATTGCCCTGGAAGGGCCGTCCGGATCCGGCAAGACCTTCACCGCCCTCACCCTGGCCACCTCGATGGCCACCAGGGTGGCACTGATCGACACTGAGCGGGGCTCGGCGTCCAAGTACGCGGCCGGCACGTCCGGCAGCGGCTTCACCTTCGACACGCTCCAGATGAGCAAGTACGACCCGCGCGACCTGGTCGGCGCACTCGCAGCGGCCGGACAGGCCGGTTACAGCGCCGTCATCGTGGACTCGCTGTCGCACTTCTGGATGGGCACCGGCGGCATGCTGGAGCTGGTCGACGCGATCGGCAAGCGCGGCGGTGGCGGCGGCAACTTCGGCGGCTGGAAGGAGGCCCGCCCGTTCGAGCGGGCCATGATCGAGGCGCTGCTGGCCTACCCCGGGCACGTCATCGTCACGATGCGCACAAAGTCCGAGTGGGTCATCGAGGAGGACTCGCGCGGCAAGAAGCAGGTCCGTAAGGTCGGCACGAAGGCCGAGCAACGCGAGGGCCTGGAGTACGAGTTCGACATCGTCGGTGACCTGGACCAGGAGAACACCCTGGTCATCACCAAGAGCCGGTGCCCTGAGCTGTCCGGTGCGGTCATCAACCGGCCCGGTGCGGACATGGCTGCCACGGTGCTGGGGTGGCTCCAGGACGGCACCGAAGTGCCGGACGTGGCCGCGCTCCTGGCCGAAGCGGTGGCGGACAAACTCACTGTGGAGGGGGCGCTCGCGCTTCACTCGAAGGCGCAGCGTCACCGGCTGCTCGGCGCGGCCATTCTGCACCCGGTCACCGAGGCCCCGACGACGTTTGGGGACTACATCACCGAGCGGGGACGGGCCCTGCGCGCCTCGGGTGCCCGGCCGCCGCAGGCCGGGCCGGTCGGCTCCGTGCAGCCGCTGCGCACGGCGCCGCTCGCGGGCGAGCAGAAGGTGGACGAGCACGCGGCCGCGCTGGACGAGCTACGGGCCGCAGCCCTCCAGGCCGGCATCGCACCGACGCTGGACGCCAGCTTCGCGAGCTCGTACGGCGTGGCCCCGGCTGAGGCCAGCATTGAGCAGCTGCGCGAGATGACTGAGCTCCTCCAGGGGGCTGCCGCGTGAGCCTCAAGGAAGCAGCCACCAGGGCCGCCGTGCTCTCCAACCTGGCGGAGCGCATCGGCCTGGAGCTCAAGGCGGCGAAGGCCGACCTCCAGGTCGAGTTGAAGCGGGCCAAGGAGGAGACGGGGACGCGCCAGGTCGGCGCCGAGCTCCCCGACGGGCGCGCGGTCGCCAAGGTCACGCTGGTCACGCCGAAGCCGGCCGCGACCGTCACTGACGAGGACGTGTTCCTCGCCTGGGTGCGGGACAACCGCCCGGAGCAGATCGAGCGGCGGTTTGTCACCGAGGTCCGGGCCGCGTTCGTCAAGGTGCTGCTGGACGAGATGAGCGCTGCTGGTGTTGCGCAGTGGTGCGACCAGGAGACCGGCGAGGTGCACACGGTGCCCGGGGTGGAGATGCAGCCGCGTGCGGCGTACCACCGGGTGACGTTCGAGAAGGACGGCAAGGACGCGATCGCCGAGGCGTGGGCCTCCGGCCAGTTGACCGGCCTCGTGCTGCCGGAGCTCACCGCTGGGGGCGCCGAGTGAGCTGGCACCTCGGCCGCATGGCGGCGTTCGACTGCGAGACCACCGGCGTGGACGTGGAACAGGACCGGATCATCACCTCGGCGCTGGTCGAGGTGGGCGGCGGTCAGCGGGCCGTCACCCGGGCGTGGATGTGCAACCCCGGAATCCCGATCCCGCGCGCAGCCACCAAGATCCACCACATCACCGACGCGCAGGTCCGCGGGGCCCGGCCGGCCGCGGTGGTGATCGCGGAGATCGCCGCCGCGATCGTCGGCCACGCCCGCGCCGGACGCCCGCTGGTCGTGATGAACGCCCCCTACGACCTGACGCTGCTCGACCGGGAGTTGGGGCGGCATGGCTTGCCGTCGCTCGCCCACCAGCTCGCCGACACCGACCTGCACGTCATCGACCCGCTGGTGATCGACCGTCAGGCCGATCGCTGGCGGAAGGGCCCGCGCAACCTGGAGGCCCTCGCCAAGACTTACGGCGTGGAGCTGACCCGGGCGCACACGGCCGACGGTGACGCCCTCGCCGCCGCCCGCGTGGTCGAGGCCATCACGAAGCGCTACGGCACCATCCAGTCCTGGACGCTGGAGCACCTGCACTGGATGCAGGTCGAGTGGGCGGCCGCGCAGGCCATCGACCGGCAGGCGTACCTGCGCCAGAAGAACCCGGCCGCTCTGGTGAGCGAGCACTGGCCGATGATCCCGCGCCCGCGCACCGGCGGTGCCCGGTGAGCGAGATCAAGCACGGCACCCTCAGCGGCGCCAAGCACCACAAGTGCAGGTGCCTCCCGTGCGCGGTCGCCTCCGCCGCGTGGCAGGCCAGGAGGCACCGTCAGGTCGCGTACGGCACCTGGCAGCCCTTCGTGGACGCTGCTCCGGCGCTCGCCCACATCGAGAGCCTGCACGGTCGGGGCATGACCTGGCAGCAGATCGCCGCCGCGGCCGGCGTCTACGTGACCGACCTGCAGAGGCTCCGGGGCGTCGGCGCCCAGCGCCGATCGGACCGAATCAGGCCCGAAACCGAACGCAAGCTGCTCGCTGTCGAGTTCACCAACGCTCCAGCATCTCCTCAGTCCATGACTCCGGCGCTGGGCAGCATGCGCCGTTTGCGGGCTCTGCGGGCGAACGGCTGGTCGGCGCAGGTCCTGACGGAGCAGCTGGGTGTGCCGCGGCAGACCGTCGGGATCATTGCGCAGGCGCGCCAGAAGTTCGTCATGGCACGGACCGCGCAGGACATCGCCGAACTGTACGAGTTCCTGCACGACCAGGACCCGCTGAACGCGGGCCTGGGCCTGGTGGTGGTGGAGCGCACCGCGCGGGCCGCCGAGCATGCTGGCTGGGCGCCCCCGCGTGCGTGGGCTGGCCGGGACATCGATGACCCGGCGGCCGAACCGGGCCGCGCTCGGGGCCGTGGCGGCTACGCCGTCGCGCCGATGGGGTCGCGCCGGCAGGCGCTGGTGGAGGACACGGCGGAGCTGGCACGGCAGGGCCTGCCCCGCGAGGTGATCGCGGCCCGGCTCGGGGTGACCTGGGACGCCGTGCAGCACGCCCACAGCCGGTGCGGCGTCCCCATGCCGGAGCTGGCGGCATGACCGAGAGCCTCCGTTCCGACGGCCCGCTGCCCTGCCGGATCGCGCCTGACCTGTTCTTCGCGCCCGACGGCGCGCGGGACACGAAGGAACGTGTCCGCGACGCCAAAGCCATGTGCCAGCTCTGCCCGATCCAGGTCGCCTGCCGCGACGAGGGGCGGCGCCTGCACGCGGTCGGTATATGGGGCGGCGAGGACGACACCGAGCGTACCGACGCCATCGCCGAGCTCGGACCGACTCAGGTTGAGCCCTCCGCTGCAGACACCGTGGTCGAGACGGCCAAGAGGACGCCCCGACGGCCTGTGGAGCACGGTACGCGGCCCGGCTACCAGCGGCACCGCCGCCGCGGCGAGGCTGCTTGCGATCCCTGCCGCTTCGCCAACGCCGCGGCCGACCGGCTCCTCCGCACAACCGGCAGCACGAAGGCCTCCACGTAGCGCACCACCCTGTACGGCCCGTGGCGGGGCCGGCCGACACCCCCCGCCACGGGCGCCCAACCCCCAATGTAGGAGCACCTCCCGATGACGTGGTTCGCGGTGGACGACAGTGCGTACGCCCACCCCAAGATGCTGAAGGCTGGCAACGCCGCCATCGGCCTCTGGGTGCGCTGCGGCGCGTACTGCTCGGCGCACCTGACCGACGGCATCGTGCCCGGGGCCATCGCCAGCATGTACGGCACCCCGCCGCAGATCAGGAAGCTGATCATCGTCGGGCTGTGGCACGAGAACGGCCACAACTGCGGCCGATGCCCCCAGCCGCCGCACGGCGACTACGTGATGCACGACTACCTCGCTGGGGCGAACTTCTCCAAGAAGCAGGTCCTGGACCGCCGTGCGAAGGCTGCTGCGAAGAAGCGCAGCCAGCGCGCCGGGGCGGAAAACCGGGCGCGAATCGACCCTGAATCGAACGCGGATCGCGGCCGAAACGGAGACGAATCGAGCTCGATTCACAGGCCTGTTTTTGACGAAGCCACAGGTCAGCCAGCTGCGTCCCGGGGGGACTCCGATGGGACTCGCGCGCGCGCGTTCCCCTCCCCTCCCCTCCCTACTAGTGGTACAGAGAGAGAAGAAGGTGAACCACCCCGGGCGGTCGGCCACGAGGCTCTCTCTCTGGTCCCGGAGAGCTGGCAGCCAGACAGCGAGACCATCGCGGCCGCACAGGCAGCCCGGACCGCGGCAGGCCGCCCGGTGCTCACCGGAGCCCAGCTCCAGGAGCTGACGCGGAAGTTCATCCGCCGGCAGCGCAACTCCGGCCGGCTCACCACCCCCGCAGCCGCTGCGGACCGGTGGATCGACTGGGCCGAGCGGGAGCGCCCTGCCGACACCCAACAGCCGCCCCTCCTCCTCGGCCTGCCCGGCGGCCAGCCCGGACCCGCCTGGCCCCACGAACAGCCCCAGCAACGCACCCAACCGCGCGACGAGACCTGGACACCGCCCAGCTGGAGCGAGCAACGCGCCCAGCTCGAAGCACAGATCGCCGCAGACAACGCCCGCGACACCGGCTGACGAGCCGCCAGCCGCCCGGAGACCGGTCCCGCATCCGAACGCGCGCACGACCCGCCCACAGCCCGCCACGCACCCCCTGGAGCGATTCCGTGTCCGACACCACCACCGCCCGCGACGAGCTGCGTGCCCATCTGGTCACCGGAGTCATCGACGCCATGTACCGCGCCGACACCCTGATCGACACCTACCGGGACCAGGTCCTCACCGAGGCTGCCGAGCTGCTTCGCCAGCACCGCGGTGACCTCTGCGACGGCTACCCCTGGTGGGACACCCGCGACCGCGACACCGCCATCGCCGTGCTGCTCGCCGCCCGCGCCGCCACCGCCCAGGAGGACTGACCGTGTTCGACGCCGATATCACCGCCGACCGCCCCGCCCACTGGCCCGACGAGCGGCCCCGCCGCATCTTCCACCTGTCCGTGCCGGAGTCCACCGGCCCGTTCGAGGACTCCGCCGGCTACGAGCACGGCCAGCCGTGCCCCGGCTGCCAGCAGCGCCCCGAGCACGGCGCGGACATCGTCCGGCTCGGCAACCAGTGGTGGCACCTGCGGTGCGCCGCCCACCACATGCGCACCAGCGGTGCCGCCGCCGCATGGCTCGCCCTCGGCGCCGACCTCGCCGCCCGACCGTCCGCCTACAGCGTCACCGAGACCCGCGCCATCGTCCGCCAGCTCCTCGCCATCACCACGGCCACCGACGCCCCGCCCTGCCCCGACTGCGCTCTGAACCGCACCTGGGGCGAACTCGCCGCCCCAAACGCTGGGGCGCCCAAGACGGACGACGACGAGTGGGTGCGCTGCTCCAACCCGCGCTGCCACAGCGGGGAGCGGTTCGCGAAGGCCACGGGGCGCGGCTGGCAGGCCGGGCACATGGGCACCTGGCTGTGCCCCAACTGCCGCATCACCACTCAGGAGGATTGACCATGCCCGACATCAACGCCACCCCGCTCCCGCTCGACACCGACGCCCCCGAGCTGCCCCGCACGACCGACGTGGGCCGGGGCTACCTCCAGCGCTTCGCCGAGGCCGAGCAGGCCGGCGCTCCGGTGCACGTCTACCGCGACCCTGCCAAGCCCGGCAGCGGCGTCAGCCGCCCCGCACTCGACCGGCTGCGCGGCACCGGCCCCGATGACGCCCTAGTCCAGCTCGGCGACTACGTGCCGCTGCAAGGCCGCCCGGTCCGGGTCACCGACCTCGGCTACCAGGTCCTCGCCGCCCACACCACCCCGGAGAGCTGACCGATGACCGCCACCCCGCCGCCGCTGTCCGACGAGCAGCTCACCACCATCCGCGCCCGACACCAGGCGGCCACCAGCGGCCCCTGGCGCAACGAACCCTACGGCGGCCTCGGCCCTGAAACCGTGCTCGGCCCCGGCATGCCCGCAGTCGCCGCCCTCGACTTCGGCGACGGTGACCAGGCCGACGCCGACCGCGACTTCGTCCTCAACGCGCACACGGACATGGCCGCGGTGCTCGCCGAGCTGGACCGGCTCCGCGCCGAGCGGGACCGCTACCGCGCTGCCTGGCACTCCGCCCGGCGCCGCGCCAACCACAACCACAACCAGGGTCAGCGCTTCCAACTTGCCGGCGGCGCCGTCCGCGAAGCTCTCGTGCGCGCCGGCTACATCACCCGCCGCGACACCGTCGCCGACGCCGTCCAGAAGATCGACGCGGCGCCCCGGCCCTGGTACGTGCGATGGCTCGTTGACCGGCTCCAGTACGCCGCCAGGGCGCACGCCAGCACCGTGCTGCAGGCCAAGCAGCAGGCCCGCCGCGCCGACCAGTTCCAGGCCGAGGTGCGCGCCCAGGGCGATGCCCTCGTGCGCTGCCGCGCCCAACTCGCAACCGTCCAGGCTCAGGCCGTCGAGCAGAACCAGCGTGCCCACCGCGCCGAGGCCGTACTCCAACGCATCGACGACCTGCGCGAGCAGTGGGCTGACCACTGCCTGGGGGCGCAGGCCCGCGCGCTGCTCGCCGACGTCGCGGCCGCGCTCACGCCACCCGCTGACGGCCCGTCTACCAGCCGCTGACACCCGTCACCGGCCGCACACCGCGGCCGACCAACCACCCAGGAGACCACCGTGGCCACCGCCACCACCCCCGCCGACCTCATCCGCGCCGCCATCGACACCCTCGCCGCCGCTCGGGCCGCCGAGACCCTGCTCGCTGAACACCCCGAACTGCCCGTCGCCCGCCTGCATGCCTCTGGGACTGACGACGACGACCGCGTTGGCCCGCTGCTCGAAGTCCAGCTGGACACCAACCTGGACGCCCTCGCCGAGTACGCGAAGGCCATCGGTGTCGAGGTCGAGGAGTTCACCGAGACCGAGTTCAGGGCCGTCACCACGGTTCGTGGCGTGACGGTCTGGGTGACCGCGTGGGAGCCCCTCGACAGCGACCCCAACGGCTTCTGACCACCCGCCAGCCGCCGCATAAGCCGAAAGCGCCCGGCCGCGAAAGGCCGGGCGCCGGACGGCCCACCCGTACCACGCACCATACGCCGCACCAGGGAGCACGGGAATGCCCACGACGCCGCCACTCATCACCGCCGCCCAGGCCGGCGACCGCGAGGCCGTCGCAGGGCTCTACCTCCAGCACCACCGCGCGGTGCGCAGCTACCTGGCCCGCCGGTGCCCTGCGGACCTGGCCGACGACCTCGCCCAGGACGTGTGGGTTCGGGCCCTCCGCGCGCTCCCCAGCTACCAGCACACCGGCGCCCCATTCGACGCCTGGCTGTTGACCATCGCCCGCAACCTGCTGCTCGACCACCAAAAGCGCGCTGCGACCCAGCGCGAGGTGCTCGCCGATGACCCCGGCCGGCACCAGCACGGCGCTGCGCCCGGGCCCGAGGACCAGGTGCTCGCCGAGCTGGACGCCGCGCCGGTCCGCACCGCCGTCGGCCAGCTGCCCGCCGTCCACCGGCAGGCCCTCGTGCTCACCCACTGGGCCGGCCTCAGCACCGCTGAGATCAGCCACCGCATCGGCCGCAGCCCGGCCGCCATCCGCACCATCAAATGCCGCGCCAGTGCCGCCCTTCGCCGCCAACTGACGGCCGCCTGACGGGCGTCAGGCGGCCCCTGACCTGCCAACGAACGCCCACACAACTGCCTCCAGGAGCACGATGTCCGCGCCCGGCCCACGCATCGGCGACCCGCTCACCACCGGAGAGCTCGACGTCCTCCGACTGGCCGCCAACGGCGGCACCACCGCCACGATCGGCCGCGACCTGAACCTCAGCCCGCACGCCGTCAACTCCCGGCTCAAGGCGGCCTACACGAAGCTCGACGTCCACGACCGGGCGCACGCCGTCGCCCTGGTGCTGCGGCTCGGCATGCTGCACCTGGCCGACGTGGACGCCGGCCCGTACCTGGCGGCCGTCCACGACCGGGCCGCGGCGGCGGAGGCCCTGATCGCGGAGGCGCGCCGGCTCCTCCAGGAGCTCGGCCAGGACCCGATCGCCACTGCCCTCGTCGGCGCGGTTCCCGGGCAGCACGAAGGGCCGCACGGTGCACCGGGCGGTTGGCGGGGTGGTGCGGGTCAGTCCTGAGGGTCGGCTTTGGTGCGGCGGGGGTTGGCAACGGGCTCGGCCGGCAGGGCTTCGGCTTTGGCTGCGAGGCGGGCTTCGGCTTCGGCTCCGACGGTGGGTACGCGGCGGCGGTTGTCGGCGCCGATGGCGGTGGCGATCTTGCGGAAGAACTCGGCAGTGAGGCCGGTGAGTGCGGCGAGTTCCTGGTTGCTGGCGCCGGCTCGGATGGCTTCTTCGGCTGCGTCCCGGACCTGGGGCTTGAGTTCGCGTTCGGTTTCGACGGCTCGCTTGTAGCGGGTGAAGAGCTGGGCGGTCTTGGTGTCGGGGTCGTAGCTGGTCATGGGGTGATGTTCTCACGAGGGGTTGGCCATCGGGTAGGCCACCGTGTTGGGCTTCGCAAAGAATCTTTAAGACCAACACGTTGGCCACTTGATTGCCCAACGCGTTGGGCTCATACTGGAGTCATCAGGGCGGCACCAAGCGGCCCAACTCCCCACCAGGAGCACGAGATGCGCCGCACGATCACCGCGATCCGCCGCCTCGCCGCCGTCGCCCGCCAGATCCACATCGACCTGCGTCACGCAGTCTTCGGCCTCGGCAACCTGATCCGCACCGGCGACATGCTGGAGCGGCTCGGCATCCAGCTCCCCGACGGGCAGCAGTCCTGGTACGGGCGGCACGTCGCCAAGGCCTACCGCGCCGCCCACGACGGCCAGGACGCCCCCAAGGCCTGGGCGCAGCACCGCACGACCGGCCGCTGGATTCGGGTGTTCGTCTACTCGCCGACCGACCCGGCGCTGCTCGCCGGCCTCCGCTCGTACAAGGCCACCACCGACCTTGTCACCCGCGCCTCGTTCGCGGAGGCCGCGTAGACCGACATGACGAAGGCCGATGCCACCCGCCAGATCGCGACGATCCTCGTCCACGATCTCCGCCGAGTCGGCGAGTCCGAGATCACCAGCGCCACGGTCAACGCGGCGCTCAACGAGCTCCGCCGTACGGCCCCTGCCAGCAGCCCCGCCCGTGCCGCGCTCGATGCATTCGGCGAGGACGTGACCACGTGGCGGTGGCGCGAACTCAAGCGTGAGATGCGCGCAGCGATGCGCACCCGCTTGGAGTACGAGCGTCCCGCCTGACCGCCGCTCAGACCACCCGCCCGCGCACCACCACTCGCAAGGAGACCGCCGTGGCTGCCCCCGAGAAGCACACCGTCGTCATCACCCGCTCACAGCTCTACCCCGAGGTAGCCCGGCCCGGTCCGGCGTGGCGGTGGACGTACGACTACACCGTCGATGGCGGCCCGGTCTGCCAGTACGGCACCGGCCTTGCGTCCCTGCGCAGGATGCTCCGCGAAAAGTTCGGCGCCCGCAACGTCGACATCGTCGAGACCTGGAAGCAGCAGCCCACCGGTCCCGCCGTCTGATGGCCGCCCGGGTGCCCGTCTTGTACGGGCGCCCCACGAGGCACTCAGCCGACCAACCAGCCACCCGCCGCGAGGACTTCACCATGACCCTGGACACCCGCGTCTTCATCCTTGACCAGATCAGCCCGCAAGAGGTCTTCCAGCACTGCCGGGAGCTCCTCGGCTGCACCGACCACCACACCTGGACCGACGAACAGTGGTCCACCACGTCCGGTCGCTGGACGCTCAGCAACGCGCCCGGCCAGGGCCTTCCCGCGTGGCTCATGGTCTACCACCGGCCCGGCGCGCCGCTGCGCAGCGCCGAGCAGGCCGCCGAGCACGACCCAAGCATCTGCAACCTCCCCGGAACCTCCTGGTACGACGAGGAGGCCGGCCCCTGCGACGGCTCCGACCACGCGCCCGCCTGCTGGCTCACCGTCTCCTTCGACACCAGCTATGGCTACAGCGACGAGCGCGGCTACGGCTGCGGCGACCTCCACGCCGAGTACATCGCCCGCCTCGGCCAGTGGCTCGACGCCATGGGCATCCGCTGGTGCTGGGAGAACGAGTTCACCGGCGAGATCCACACCGGTTACGAGCAGCTGACCGGCCTCGCCTCCGGCGCGTTCGAGGCCTCTGCCTGGTTCCGCACCACGGTCCTGCCCGCGATCGAGACTCACGCCCGCCGATCCTGACCGCTGGCCGGGGCTGTCCGCCATCAGCCCCGGCCGCCACCAACCCACCCAGGAGGTGCCCGGTGGACGACGACACCTGCCACGGCTGCGGCCAGCCCGCCGACGGCCACACCGACCACAACGGCGACCCCGCCTGCACCGACTGCACCAGCACCTGGAACGCCCAAGACGACAACGCCGAATGGCGCCACTACGCCTACCACTGAACGGAGCTCAGACCCGTGACCGCGATCCGAACCGCCGAGACGCGCGTGATCACCATCACCGTCTCGGACCTGCCTGACCTCGCCAACTGGGACGGCAAGTTCCACATCACCCCCGCCACGGTCGAGCTCACCTACCGCTGGTGGCACCCCGACCACCGACCCGAGTGGTTCAAGCCCGGCCGCGCAGCCGCCAAGGTCACCGGCCCGCGCCGCCTGAAGTCCGGCGCCGTCGGCCAGCAGGAGTGCACGTTCGAGTTCCACGCCGACTACGGCCGCGAGCACCCGAATTGGCTGCGCGACCTGATCGCCGCGCACGCGCCGGAGGGCTGGGACCAGTGACCATGAACCCGCTGATCGTCCGCTGGGACCGCACCGTCATCCACCCCCAACAGCCCGGCGAGGACACCATCGTCTGCTGCCTCACCAACGGCGGACAGCCCGTCGCCCTCCTCCTGGACGATGAGCTCCGCGAGGCCCTCGGCCTGGTGCTCGTCGACCCCGACCCCGAGAACTGACGGCCCGTTGACGCCCGTCACCGCCACCAAGGAGAACACCATGGGACTCGACTTCAGCCACACCGACGCTCACTGGTCGTACGGCGGCTTCATGCGCTTCCGCCGGGCCATCGCCGCCCACGAAGGCATCACGCTGGACCACATGTACGGCTTCGCCCGCCCCGGCGACGACACCCCGAAGCTCGCCTGGGACACCGTCACCACCCCGCTCAAGCCGCTCCTCAACCACTCCGACTGCGACGGCGAACTGACCCCCGACGAGTGCCACCAGGTCGCGCCCAGGCTCCGCGAAGTCGTCAACGCCGTCTGGCCTGAGGACTGCTATGACCGCCAAGCCGGTCTGGAACTGGCTGACGGCATGGAGGCGGCTGCTGCCGCTGGCGAGTCGCTGCGGTTCTGCTGACGCCCGTCACCACCAGCCGCCCGACACCCGCCGGGCGGCTTTCCGCGTGCCCCGACGGCCTGGTGAAACGATTCTGCGCCTGGCCAGTTGAGTAGGGCGGGTGTGCGACGGGCGCACACCCGCACGCCGGAGGCCGCCCCTTGCACACCCAACACGCCCGCCACCACCTGCGCGTTGTCCGCGAACACCTCGGCGACCTGGCCGCCGCCGTCCACTGCCCCCCGGCGCCCGTCTGGCCCCCGCGTCAACTCGCCGCCCACCTGCGGGCGATCGCCGACGCCGAAGCCCGCGCCGAACGCCTCGAACGCGCCGACCTCGCCCTGGTCGACAAGCGGGCACCGCTCAACCTCGACGCCTACGACGCGCTGGAGACCATCACCGAGCAGCTGCTGGACCTCGCCGACCAGGTCGCCGGCGTCGTCCAGTGGCGCCACGACCAGGACCCGCGGCTCTGGCGCTTCGAGCACTCCCACCAGCAGGGCGCGCACTGGGCCGCGGTCTACGTGGACGGCCGGCTTGCTGGCGACGACCTCGGCGACGGCTTCATCGGCACGCCGGACTGGCTGATCGCCACCTGCGCGACGGTTGCCGAGGACTGCGCCCGCCGCACCCTCACCGTGCTCGGCCTGGACGAGCGGCACACCGTCATCCCCGGCCGCGGCTGCCCGTCCTGCGGGCAGGAGTTGACGCTCCACACCGGCCCCGACGAGCCGCCGACCGTGACCTGCCCCGCTGGCCCCCACTGCCAGGCGGCCGTGCCCGTCGACCCGCGCACCGGCCGCCGCGTCTGGTCGTGGCAGCACCTCCCCGCACTCCTCACCGCCCTCAACCAGGCGCACGCCGCCTGAACCCGGAGCTCCCGTGGACGACAACACCGCCGGCGTCCTCTTGGCCGCCATCATCGCCGCCGCCTACGCCATCACCACCGTTTCCCGCCACTGGGCACACCGCGACAACGAGGAGGACGACCTGTGACCGAGCAGCAGTCGAAGCAGACCCCATGGGTGCCGGTGGCCGGCCACCTGTCCGGCAGCGGCACCCACACCGACGCGCCGACGCCTCCCGGGATCCCGGAGATCGAGACGACCGAGGCCACCAACGAGCCGGAGGATCAGCGGTGATCGAGCCACAGCCTCGTCCCGGCGACATCGGCCTCACCTCCATCACCGGCACCGTCGGCTGGCTTATCCGCCTCGGCCAGTGGCTCAACGGCGACGGCTTCGCCCCGTACGAGCACGCGTTCATTGTCATCGGCCCGGGTGCTGACGGCCGTCAGTGCCTTGTCGAAGCCCAGCCGGGCGGGGCTCGTATCGGCCTGCTCGACGAGTTCAGCGACCGGCACGTCGAATACGTCGCCCCGGCAGGACTGACCGATGCCCAGCGGGTCCGGATCGTTCACGCCGCCGTCTTCCTCGCCGTGGCCCGCACCCCGTACAGCTTCCTCGACTACCTCGCCCTGGCCGCCCACCGCTTCCGCCTGCCCATCCCCGGCCTGCGCCGGTACGTGGCCGACAGTGGGCACCTGATCTGCTCGCAGCTTGCCGATGAGGCCTACCGGCGCGCCGGCGTGCAGCTGTTCGCCGACGGCCGCTGGCCCGGGTACATCACCCCCGCCGACCTGTGGCAGCGACTCGGCCGCAGCATGCCCATCCCCGGTGCCGTCGTCGGGTTCCCGCCCCACTGGGGCTCGGACCTGGTGGCGCACTGGCTCACCGAATTCGAGGAGCGAGGCGAGCGGCAGTGACCCGGCTCGTCACAGCAGAGACGGAGCGCTTCCGGCGCCGGATGCCCAGCGCTGAGAAGGCGGCCGCCTTCGACCCGATCCACCACCACCTGACCCACTGGCTGGACCAGATGCTCCACCTCGTGGACGTCGTCCTGGAGGACGAAGGCGTCACCACGGAGACCCGCCAGCGGGTAGTCCGCGGGATCCTCTACGGCAGCCCGAACCCGGCGGACGCCGAGATGCGGGCAGCGCAGCGGGACCAGCTGGCCGACATCCTGGAGGCCCGGCCGCCGAGCTCGGTCGTGCTGCGCGACGCCACCGAGCAGTGGCTGGGCGGTGAGCAGCGGTGAGCGCTCTCGATGCGGCCCGTGCGGCCGTGTTGGCGGGGACGGCATGGGAACGGGCGATACGTCTCCTGGTCGGTGAGCAGCAGGCCGTGCCGCTGGATCCGGCCGTGGTGGCACTGGGCCGTAAGCCGACGGACACAGAGCGAGAGCTGGTGGCCTCTGCCGTGATCACCTGGGATGAGCTGGCGATGGTTCTGGCCAGCATGACGGAGGTGTATCAGCCAGCCCCGCAGAAGCCCCTGTTTGAGGCGTTGGCAGAACATCGGGCTGCGAACAGTGGGCAGTATCCGCGCCGTCAGCGGGCCCGGGTGAAGCGGAGGCGGCGGTGAGCGGCCTGGTCCGGGTGCCCCCGCTGACGCCCGTCACATGCGCCGTCAGGAGTAGGCTGACCTCCACCAACTAGCGGGCCAGGCACGGGGATCGCAGCCCCGGCCCGGCCCTGACCACGGAGGAATCAGCTCCATGGCTACCGCCAACCCTAGCGTCGGCATGCCCGACCGCGCCCGCGCCGTCCAGGCGCTCGCCGTCGGCGCCGCGCTCGTCACCATCGCCCTGACCGCCGCCGCGTTCTGGCTCTCGTACGAGTCCCTGCACCAGCTCGCCGCCGGCCACCACCTCACCGGCGCCCGAGCCTGGGCGTGGCCGGCCGCGATTGATGCGTTCGTGATCGTCGGCGAACTGCTCGTTCTGCGGAGCGCGTTGCTTGGTCGGCGGGACTGGCTCGCCATCGCCCTGACCGCCGCCGGGAGCGCGGGCAGCATCGCCCTCAACGTGGTGAGCGTCGGCGCCCGCGTGGACCTGGTGACGCAGATCGTCGCCGCCGTACCGCCAGTCGCGGCGCTGCTCGCATTCACCGCGTTGATGCGCCAGCTACACCGCGCGCTGGCCGGGCGCCCGGCCCCGTCCGGACCGGCCCCCGGGCGCTCGCCCGCACCGCTCGTCGAGCAGCCGCTGACGCCCGTCACGACGGCCGTCGATGCCCACATCCCGGCCATCCCGCCCATGCCCGCCCAGCCGCCTGTGCTCCCGCCCATTGCCTACGCGCTGCCCGGCTGCGACATCATCCGCCCGCTGTACGGCCCGTACCGGCCCGGCACCGCCACCATGCGTGCCGCCCTGGCTGCCGCCGGATACACCGGGCCGAGCAGCGACGGCCACCTGCGCGGCAAGATGCGCGCCGAGGTCGAGAAGCACGAACCCTGGCTTGCCGACTTGGAGCCCGAGCCGACCCGGCTCGCCGCCGTCGCATCCTGAGCGATACCCCGACCCGGCCCCGCAGTTGAGCAGCAACTGCGGGGCCCTTCGCGTTCCCGGCGCGGCAGCAGCGGCCGGCCGTCGCTGGTCGGGAGGATGCTGGGCATGGACGACTGCCCGGCAACTGCCCTGATCCTCTTCGACGGCGACCTGTGCCTCGCGATCTGCAACCTGCCCGCCAGCCACGACGGCCAGCACGAGGACCTGGTGCTCGGCGAATGGGGTGACAGCGCTGGCTCTGTGGGAGCAGGATGAGCTGGTGAACGACGACCTGGTGGCGTTCCTGCGGGCGCGCCTGGACGAGGACGAGCGCCTGGCCGCCGATGCAGCGAAGCACTGCGCCAGCCTCATCGCGGCCGCAGCCCGCACAGAGGGCATCTGGGAACCGCCCTACGACGGTTCCGCCTGGGGTTCCAGCGCCGACCACGTCTACGCGGCCGACCCACGAGGCGACCAGCCGCGCGCCGACATCGCGGACTTCGGTGCCGGTGCCTTCATGCTGACACCGCACATCCAGAACCACAGCCCGGCGCGGGTCCTGGTCGAGGTCGACGCCAAACGACGCATGATCGCGCTCCACGAGCAGGCCGCCACCGACACCGAGTCGAGCGACTACCTGGTTGCCGGCCCCGGGCGGATGCTGCTCGTTGCCCTTGACCCGGTCGTGCGGCTGCTCGCGCTGCCGTACCGCGCCCACCCCGACTACCGGCCCGAGTGGGCCCCCGCCATCTGAGGAACCGCCCGTGTCCTGGCTCCAGTTCATCGCCGACATCAAGTGGGCGGTCGTTGCGCTCGTCGCGCTGGCAGTGGTCAGCCGCAAGATGAAGCGCGTAAGCCCGGAGACCCGACAGGCCGTCCGGGACTCCCTGCTGACCCGTAAGCTCCGCGTCAAGCTCGGCGACGCCGAGGCCGAGCTGGGCGAGAAACAGCAACTGGCCGAGGCAGTCTCGGCCGCAGCCGCCAGTGACGAGGAACTCCAGGCCCAGATCCAGCAGATCACCAGCGGTGAGCCGAGCCCAGAGGAAGTACAGCAGGTTCGGCGTAGTGCGATCGACGAGATCATTCGCCAGACGGTCCACCTGACGTGGGAAATCAGGAACTTCAACTTCGTTTTGCCCCCTATCCCTCACGTTGAGTGGGACGAGGATCGTCCTCGGGTCACCTACGGAGGTGGCAGTGAGGGCGAGCGCCACCGGGCCCTCATGGCTGCGGCGGTCAATGCGCATCCGGCCAGCGTGGAGCGTAGGTGGATGGAGCGCATGCTTCAGCCCAGAAGTACTGATGGCCGGTCATGAGCCTTTGCTGCGCCCCGACGTCCGAGGCTTGACCAAACCGTGATCTGACTGTCATAGTGGCTGCGGGTGTTCAGCGTGCCCGTAAACCGCTGACAGCCCGTCGACTACGGCCCCGCCACCATCCCGGTGCGCGGGGCTTTGTCGTTCCCCGCTGGTGCAACTGGCAGCACACCGCGCTCTGGACGCGGAGGTTCGTGGTTCGAATCCACGGTGGGGAGCGGTCTCAACCAGCACCCGGGGCATCCGGGAACGGAACGAGATGCAGCATCCGCGAGGACTGTGACGGCCTGGCTGGCGCGCGCAACGCCAGGCCGTGAGTGGCCCGTAGCTCAGCCTGGTAGAGCAGCGCCCTCATAAGGCGTGAGTCGCAGGTTCGAATCCTGCCGAGCCAACCCGGCGCGACCCGCTGGCAGGACTCCCCACCAACAACCTGGAGCCTCCTTGCCCAGCATCCCGCGCCTGCGCGCCGCCACCCGCCCTCAGACCGTGGAGACCACCATGTCCAAGATCGCCGAGAAGCTGCACGACCTCCTGCACGAGGTCGTCACCAAGTTCGAGATGCTCGGCCACCCGGCCGCCGCCGAGCTGCGCGCCATCCACGCCCGCATCGACGGTGACGCCCGTCAGCTGGCCGCCGAGGCCGGCGCTGACGCCCGTCACATCGCGACCGACGCCGAACACCAGGCAGCCCCCGTCGTCACCGAGGTCACCCAGGACGCCGAGCAGCTCGCCACCGAGGCCGCAGCCGACGCCACCACCGCCACCGAACCGGCCGCACAGCCCCCGGCGGCCACCGCCTGATGGACACCACCGACCGCCACCCCGGCACCCAGGCCATCGCCCGGCACTTCTCCTACGCCCACCTGCCCCAGCACCTTCGGCCCATCAGCGAGGCTTGCCACGACCTGGCCGAGGAGATGATCCGCCGGCTGCCGGATGGGCCCGAGTTGACCGCCGGCCTCCGGAAGTTGCTGGAGGCCAAGGACTGCCTCGTTCGGGCCGCACTCGACTAGCGATCGGAGGGCGCGATGGGCCGCAAGCCTGCCAACCGCGACATCGCGCACCAGCTCCCGATCGTCGAACGCCGCCGCCGCGCAGTCGAGATGAAGATCGCAGGCCACACCTGGGAGCAGATCTCCGACGCGCTCGGCTATGGCGGCAGGGCCAACGCCTACAACGACATCAGGCGCGAGCTCCAGAAGTCCGCCGCCAAGCTCGCGATCCCGCTGGAGGAGTACCGCCAGCTGGAACTCGACCGCCTGGACGCCGAACTGGTCCGGCTCGGACGACTCCAGGAGACGATCGAGGCGATCCTGGAGCGCGAACACGTCACCATCCAGGGCGGCAAGGTCGTCCTGATGGACGACGACTCCCCGGTGCCCGACTACGGACCAGTCCTGCAAGCCGCAGACCGGCTGCTGAAGATCGAGGACGCGCGGCGCCGCAACGCCGAGCGCCGCGCCAAGCTCCTCGGCCTGGACGCGCCCACCAAGACCGAGGGGGTGCTGACGCTGGATGCGATCGACCAGCAACTCCAGCAGCTCAACGGCGAACTCGCTGCTCTTGAAGCTGAAGATCCAGAAGCTTCAGGAGCTGAAGACCCGGAGAGCTGAGCTCCAGGCCCGCAAGGCTGAACAGCTGCGCCGGATCGACGTGTTCGCACGTCTCGGCTACCGACCCCACCAGCAACAGCAGGAGTTCCACAGCTCCATCGAGGACGACGTCCTGTACGGCGGGGCGGCTGGCGGCGGCAAGAGCGTCGCGATCGTCATGGAAGGCCTGCTGGCGTGCGTGCGCTACCCGGGGATCCGCGTCCTGCTGATCCGCCGCACCTACGACGAACTCGCCGAGTCCGTGTTCCCCGTGCTCGCGAAGTTCGGGTACGCGGCCGAGCTGGGCGCCCGCTGGAACGGCACCGAACGGGAGTTGAGGTTCCCGAACGGTTCGCTGTTCCGGTTTCGGTACATGGAGAACCTCGCCGACGCCTCGCGCCGGCAGGGCGGCGAGTACCAGCTGCTGCTCGTGGACGAGACCACCCTGATGCCGCCGGGTGTGGTGGACATCCTCAAGTTCGAGCGGCTGCGCTCGGGTGGCAACGTGCCGGTCATCGGCACCCGCTCCACCTGCAACCCCGGCGGCCCATCCCACGCCCAGGTCAAGGCCCGCTACATCGACGGCACCAACCACGGCAGCAACGTAGTGGCCGATGACCAGGGCCTCACCGTGCGGTTCGTCCAGGCCAAGGCCACCGACAACCCGCACCTGGACGGCAGCTACCACCGGCGGCTGAACTCGATCCCGGACCCGCAACGACGCGCCGCGATGCGCGACGGCGACTGGGACCAGTTCGCCGGAATGATGTTCCCCGAGTGGCGCCGCGAGCGGCACACGATGGAGCCGATCACCCTGCCTGCCGAGTGGCGCCGCTACAACGGCATCGACTGGGGCTTCAGCGCGCCGTGGTGCGTGCTGTGGGGCGCTGTAGATGAAGACGGGCGTGTGTACGTCTACAGGGAGATCTACAAGACCCAGGTCGGTGAGGCCGAGCAGGCTCGGCAGATTCTGGCGGCGGAGGCCGGCGAGCAGATCGGTCCTCGGTACGCAGACGATGCGATGTGGGCGACCAGGGGCGATGCCAGGCCGATTGCCTCGATCTACGCGGAGAACGGCGTGCCGCTCACGGCGGCTGGCAAGGGCGGCCGTGTCCCGGGCTGGCAGCGTGTGCATTCCTACCTCGGCGAGGCCCCGGCCTGCGCGCACCACCGCGAACTCGGCTGGGAAACCTGCCCGCTCCTGCACGTCTTCACGAGCTGTGTGGAGCTGATCCGCACCCTGCCAGCCTTGCCACACGCGCAGATCGGCGACCCGGAGGACGCGGACAGCAAGGCCGAGGACCACGCTCCGGACGCCCTGCGCTACCTGCTGATCAACTTGGGCGGCGGGCCGCGGTTCCCGGACGTCGGGGCGCCCCCGGCTGCCGAGGCCGAGCAGGAGCTGAAGGCCCCGTTCGCCGGCCGCTACGCGATCGCCCGCGGCCCCGACGATCCCGATCCCGACGACGATGTGCCCGAGCGTGGGGCGGTGAGGAGGTCTCCGTGGGCATCTGGTCCCGACTGACCCGCCGCACCGAGCCCGTCACCGAGTCCGTCAAGCCCGTCACGACGACCCCCGCCGCCGACCCGACACCCGCTCAGGCGGCCCGGCGCGGCTACGAGTACGGGATCCCGCGCGGCGGCACGACCGAGTACAACCAGGGCGGCGGCGACCTCGGATCCGACCGGCGCGAGCTGCTCGAACAGCTCTACCAGGTGTACACCACCTGCACATGGGCCAGCGCCTGCGTGGACGCCATCGCCCGCACCGTCACCGCAGGCGGCCTGTACATCGACTGGGCGCAGGACGACCAGGAGGGCGACCGCAAGGCGCCGGCCCGGCCGCCGGAAGTCCAGCGGCTCCAGCAGCTGATCGACTACTGCAACCCGTACGAGGACATGCAGCAGCTGCTACGCGGCCTGGTGACGGACCTGCAGGTCGCCGGAGACGCGTACCTGGAGGTCGTTTGGTTCCTCGGGGAGCCGATCGCGTTGTACAGCCTGGACGCCGCGTCGATGCGGATCATCTCCGACCCGCACGGCGTCGTCACCCAGTACGTGCAGATCACCGACGACGGTCAGCGTGCCCCGTTCGAGCCAGACGAGATCATCCACATCAGCATGGACACCCCGCGGTCCGGCCTCCACGGCACCAGCGCGACCGAGAGGGCGCTGTTGCCGATCACGACCTGGCTGTACGCCTCCGGCCTGCTGAAAGAGACCCACCGCAAGGGTGACCCGCCCATGCTCCACGTGGACTTCCCTGAGTCCACGAGCGACAACGCGATCAAGCGGTGGCTGCAGCAGTTCCGGGTGCGCGTGTTGGGCCCGAAGAACCGCGGCGAGCCGATCATCACCACTGGCGGCGGCAAGGTCACCGAGCTGCAGCCGTCCCGGATCCCCGACCTGCACGCCAGCAAGGACCAGGCGCGGGACGAGATCCTCGCGGTCTACGGCGTGCCGCCCGCGCAGGTCGGCGTGATCGAGTCCGGCAACCTCGGCGGTGGCACCGGCGACAGCCAGCGCAAGACGTTCATGACGAACACCTGCGCCCCGGTCGCCGCGCTGATCCTGGAGAAGCTCAACTTCCACCTCACGCGTCGCGGCTTCGGCATCGACGGCTGGACCCTCAAGCTCCGCGAAGTCGACATGCGCGACAGCTTGGTGATCGAGCAGATCCGGGACCTTAGGATCCGCAACGGCCTGTGGCTGCTCAACCGCGGCCGCGCCGACATCGGCGAGCCCCCCGTGAAGGGCGGCGACGACGCGGTGCTGATCGACAGGCAGAACCTCGTGCTGTGGGCCGACATCGCCACCATGTCGAAGGCGATGCTGGCCAAGACCGCGGCGCCAGGTCTCAGCGCCGGTGCGCAGATCGACGGCATCGAGATGAAACCCGAGCCGGAACCGGCTTCGGTGCCGCCGGAATTGGCGGTGCACGCGGCAGCGATGGCCGCCGGCCAGCAGCCGCCGGCACCCGGCCAACCCCCGGCGCCGCCCGGCAGCAGGCCGGCCGAGGCCTACGACTGGCGGACCTACTACGAGGACGACCCGGACGAGGAGGACGAGGAGGACGAGCCGAATGACTTCGCCGCCCGCCTCCGGGCCGCCCTCGCAGCCTGATCCGCCCGGCCCGACCAGCGACCAGCCCGAACCACCCCGCGAAGGACCTGACCACGCTCCGGGTGGCGCGCTCACCGCAGCCGGAGCGTGGCCGCTGATCCGAAAGCAGGTCTTCTGATGGCCGCCGGTCGGGCGCCGACGCTCCAACTCGGCCAGCTCACCGGCGTCTGGGCCGCGATCTACCGGCGCCGGGACCGGCTGGAGCAGCACGCAGCCAGCCAGGTACTCGCCGCATGGCGGGAGTTGGCCGCCGGCCTGGACCTGACGGCCGTCATGACGGCCCTGCGCCAACAGGTCGCCCCGGCTGAGAGCACCGCCGCGGCCGACCGACGCCGCCACGTGCAACGGGTCACCACCGCTGCGGTGCTCGCCCAACTCGCCCGGCTCGCCAGCCGACCGGAGTGGCCGCAGCTGGTCGCCGCACTCACCGCAGCGATGCGCGGCGGCCGGGCGGCTGGCGCACGGGCCGGGCACGCGGTCGCGGCCGACGACGGCGGCGAACTCGGCGACGAGGACTATGACCAGGCCGACGGCGAGGGCGATGCGGATGCGGAGCTCGCCGCCGCCTACACCGTCACCGCCGCCGCACTGCGCGGCACCGCACAGACCATCGCCCGAGCCCTGCTCACCGCGGCCGAGCAGGGCACTGACGAGCGGGCGATGCTCGACCAGGCCGCCGCCGTCATCACCGACGGCGCGGCCTGGTCCACGAGCATCATCACCGCAGTGGGCGCTGCCTGGACCGACGGCATGACCGCTGCCTACCAGCAGCGCAGCGTGCAGCAGCTGTCCGTCGTCACGGTCGGCGACGGCCACGTCTGCTCGGCCTGCATCACCGCCGAGGACAACAGCCCCTACCCGGCCGCCACCGCACCCCGGCCACCCCTGCACCCCCTCTGCCGCTGCACCCTGCAGCCCACCTGATCGGAGGCCGAGTTGGCCAAGGCACCGCTTGTGACGCTGGCCGACGACGGCGGCAACTCGATCCCGACCCTGCGGGCCAGTGCCGGGGCCGCCGCCTACGGGCAGACGCTCAATCAGTTCACCGGTAACCCGGTGTTGTCCACCACCGCGGCGACCACGGTGGCGCTGTTCACCGTGCCAGCAGGGCAGACGTTCTACCTCACCGACCTCTACGTCGGCGCGAACACCGCCAGCCCGTTCCTGGTGCAGGTCACCGCCAACGGCGCGCCGATCTTCACCGGCTACTGCAAGGGCGACACAGGCCCCATCGACATGCCCGGCATGGAAACCCAGCCGCAGGCCCCAGGAGGTTCGCAGGTCTCCATCGTTCTCGGCCAGGTCGCGGCCGCCACGACCGCCGCCTACTACCTCGGCGGGTTCAGCCAGTAAGGGAGGTCCGATGGCTGGGATTGCCACGATCAGGGGCACGGCGATCGCCCCGGGGGTCTCCAGGAACCGCCGGCTGTACACCCGGCAGATGCTCGGCCGGGCGGTCGAGCGGGCCCAGGCGGCGATCGCCCGCGGCGAGCCGCACACGATGCTGACCCACCACGGCGCCGAGGACGATTCGACACGGATCGTCGGCCGAGTCACCCGGCTCCAACAGGAGGACGACGGCCGGGTGACGTTCGAGGCGGAGATCGCCGATACCGCGCACGGCCGTGACATCGCTGCCCTGGTCACCGGCGATCGGCCATTCCTGGACGGCGTGTCGATCCGGGGCGCCTGGCGGGGTCCGGTCCGCCGGGTCGAGCACGACGGGCAGACCGTTGAGACCGCCGACGATCTCGACCTGTACGGCCTGGACTTCACCAAGACGCCCGGCGTTCTGGCCGCACGGATCGAGCCCGGCGCTGCGGCGGCCGAGACCGCCGAGACGGCCCTGCTGGTGTACGAGTCCGTCACCGAAGCCACCGCCGCCAAGGTCAGGGCCCCATACGGCGCTGTCGCGTACGCCGACCTCGGCGTCCGCGACGGCGTGAAGCGCCTGCCGATCGACACCCGAGCCCACGCCCTCCAGTCCTGGCGGGCCCTTGCCGAGAACGCCACCGGCTACACACCCCAGCAGCTGAAGCGCATCCGCCCGCGAGTCCGGGCCGCGCTCACTCGATTCGGAGTCCCGATGGAGACCACCCACTTCGGCGACGTCACCGAGTTCTACGGCGACATGCCTGGTGCCGACGGTGGCGGGTTCTGCATCGACGCCTACAACGGCCCGATGTCGATCTCCCTGCGCTGCTGCGGGATCGCCCCGGCCGAGCTGCGGGTGATCGCCCAGGCTGCGATGAACGCCGCCGTGGACGCCCTCCAGGCACTCGACCCCGACATGGACGCCGACATCGACGTCCCGGGCGCGCCGCACGCCGACACCGACGGCGACACGGAGACCAGCCGCCGCCCGGACGACGACCAGATGGAGACCGCCCCGCCTGCCGCGGCGCCGACCGCCGAGACCACCCCGAGCCGACCGGCCGGGGAACCCACACCCACCACGGAGGTGCCCGCCGTGAGCGAGCAGCCCACTCCGGCCGCCGAGACGGCCAACACCCCCGCGCCCACAGTCATCCAGCTGACCGCGGAGCAGTTCCAGCAGTTGCTCGGCGCCCGGCCCGCCCCGGCCGCGGCCACCGAGTCCGCGCCCGCACCCCCGGCCGCACCGGTCGAGGAGACCGAGGACCAGCGCGTGCAGCGGCTCGTCGCCGAGGGCATCGCCGCCCAGCGCGACCAGATGCTGGAGTCCCTGCGTGCCGAGGTCCGCCACCAGGGCCCCGCCCGCAAGGGGCTCACCAGCGCAGGCGTCACTGAGACCGTCGATCAGGACCCTGAGGCGGCCCGCCGCACCCGCAACGACGCCCTGCTCGACTGGGTGTCGAACGGGCGCTACAGCAACGACGACTGACGTCACCAGCACCAACGCTGACTGACCGCCATCCTCAGCCGGGTGGTGCCGGATACGGCAGGAATGGTCACCGCCCCCGTAGCGCGCCGCGCCGGGGGCCTCTTCATGCCCTCTTCCTGCCCCCGGAGGCACCCCCATGTCCCGCGAACTCGCCGAGGCTCTCGGCGCGGCGGGCGCATCCGCGCTCGTCCCCAAGATCATCGACCCGAACCTGTTCGAGCAGCTGCGCCGGTACTCGCCGCTGATCGAGTCCCTGCCCAGCCAGAAGATCCGCAGCACGGACTACTACTTCAACACCCGCAACGGCCTCGCCTCCGGCGGCGCCGTCACCGACGGCGGCGCCCGCCCGGTGTCCACTGGCTCGTACTTCCAGAGCAAGTTCACGATCAAGAACCTCCAGGTCGTGGGCGCGATCACCGGCTACGCGGAGGAGGTCACCGCCGACGTCATCGGTGACCTGCGAGCCCGCGAAATCATGGGCGCCATCCGGGGCCTGCGTTGGGACACCGAGCAGATGCTGGTGGCCGGCAATGCGGCAGCCACGCAGTTCGGCCCGTACCCGCAGTTCGACGGCCTCGCCACCCTCATCAACCAGTTCACTGGCACCAGCAACAACGGCCAGAACTCGATCGATGGAGCTGGCAGCAACATCAGCTTCAGCCTGCTGAACCAGCTGATCGACCTCGTCGAGTCCTACACCGCGTCGCAGGTCACCAACTCGGACTGGATGCTCGTCATGTCGAGCACCGCCGAGGGTGCCCTCTCCAGTCTGTTCACCAACCAGCAGCGGTTCACGGACGTCGAGGTCGTGCCCGGCCTGATCGTGCCCAGCTACCGCAACATCCCGATCGTGAGGTCGTCCTACCTGGCGACCAAGGGCACCACGATGGGCACCGTCACCGCGACCCCGGCCACCACCGGCGGCACCCTCGCGGCCGGCACCTACTACTACAAGCTCGCCCCGGTGATGACCCGCCAGGGCGAGGCGATCGCGTGTGCCGAGGTCTCGGCTACCACCACGACCGCCACCTCCACCGTGACGCTCGCCTTCTCCACGCCCAGCGGCTTTCAGGCCAGCACGCCGCAGCACTACATGGTCTACCGCTCCACGGCCACCGGGCAGGAGACGCTGCTCGGCGTCGTGGACGCCACCGTCGGCCTGGCTGCGGACGGCATCACCCCGATTCTCACCACCTCGATCGTGGACACCGGCGCGAACCTCGTCCCGCAGAACGGCGCGACCGTCCCGGCCCAGACCCCCGCCGCCTACGTCGGCACCAACACTGGCCTCAAGCCGAGGTCGGCCGGCCACGAGGACATCTACCTGATGTCCCGTGACCGTGACAACGTGCTCCGGCCCTACGTCCGCGACGTGGTGCCGAAGGACGTCTTCCCGACCACGTCCAGCCCGGACGCGATGCCGTTCGCGGTCGTCTCGGACACCTGCCTCGCGGTACGCGGCCCGCAGTGGATCGGCCGACTCGCGCGCGTTGCCCCGACGTTGTAGTCCCCGACCAGCTGGCCGTGGCGACTGCTCGGCGCCACGGCCAGCCAGCCCGCCCCAACCTCGCTGGGAGATCAGCATGTTCGTCAAGAAGCAGCACCCGGGTGGCTCCAGCCACGGCTACCAGTGGCCGCAGGGCGGCGAGTGGGTTGAGATGGCGCCCGAGGACGCCCACGAGCTCGTCACCATCGCCCCTGGCGAGTTCGAGGCCCAGCCGGAACTTCCCAAGGGCGTGAAGGCGTACGTCCCGGCGGCCGCCCCGGCGCTCGGCGCCGTGGTCGAGGAGTAGTCGGTGGCCGCCGACTCGCCGGTGCCGCTGGCGACGGCGGCCCAGCTCCAAGAGGGCCCGTACGCGGACCTGGTGAGGTCGTACAGCCCGCAGGCCCTGTCGGATCTGATGATCGAGGCGACCCGCATGTGCGAGGGCGCGGCCGGCCGCCGGTTGGCGCCGTTCACCGGCCTGGTGGAGACAGAGCGGGCGACCGGCATCGACCCGGACGAGTACATCGACGCCGGCAACGTCCCGCTCGACCTGGCCGGAACGCTCGGCCAGTCGTACGCCTACGCCATGGGCACCACGTCGCTGGTCCGGCATGGCTGGTTGCAGGAGTTCGCGCCCAAGTACCCCGAGCTGTGGGCCTACTCGCTTCAGTCGATCACCATCCACCGGTCCTACGGCGGCGACCAGGCCATCAACCTCAGCACGGTGCGCGGGCCCGACCCGGACAGCGGGCACCTGTGGTTCAACATCGGGACGTTCCTTCCGATCGGCTCGCTGGTTACCTACGTGTACGGCGGCGGCTACCAGACCGTTCCGGCCGACCTGGTACGGGCCTGCAAGTACATGGCCGCCAGCATCGCGGTTCGGGAGCTTGATCCGACGATGGCCGGCCACGGCCACGACCCGGACGTGCTCGCAGCGGACGCTGACGCGATCTGCGCGAGCTACGGACGCGGCTGATGTCCTGGGGCACGCCGCAACCTGCGTCGCCCGCACGGCACACGGTGAAGCGGCACCTCTCGGCGGCGGCTCGGGCCCGGATCTCGGCCCGCATGAAGGGGCGGCCGCACCCGCACAAGGGCCACCCGATCAGCTCCGCGACCCGGGCGAAGATCTCGGCTGCGCTGCGCGGCCGGCATCACCCCGGGCACCGGATGAGTGCGGCGGCCAGGGCCAAGTTGTCCGCCCGGATGCGCGGCCGGCATCACGCGGGACACAAGCTCACGGCTGCCCAACGCGCGAAGCTGTCGGCCAAGCTCAAGGGCCGCAAGCACAAGCCGCTGTCGGCGGCGGCTCGCGCCAAGCTCAGGGCGAAGCTGCGCGGGCGGAAGCACAAGCCCATGAGCGCGGCAGCCAGGGCCAAGCTCCGAGCGAAGTTGAAGGGGCGGCACCACAAGCCGCTCAGCGCCGCCGCGAAGGCCAAACTCCGCGCAAAGCTCAAGGGGCGGCACCACAAGGGCGCGCACCACAAGATGAGCGCGGCCGCCCGAGCCAAGCTGAGCGCCCGGCTGAAGGGCAAGCACCGCAAACCCGGTCGCCGCCGGCCGATGTCGGCCGCAGCGCGGGCCAAGCTGTCCGCTCGGATGCGCGCCGCGCACCACCACGGCCACCACAAGGGCCACCGAATGTCTGCCGCCGCGAAGGCCAAGGCCGCGGCGACCCGCCGTTCGCACCCCCGCAAGCAGAGGAGGAGGCGCCGGTGACCAGCACTGCCGATGCTGTCGACCGAGAGGCCGCCTGGCTCAATGCCTCCGGGGACGGCCTGCCCGCGCTGCTGGCCTCAGCCGGTGGCCCGTGGGACATCATCCAGCCCTACATGGCCCGGACTCCGGCGACCGCGAAGAAGCAGATCTTCGTGATGCGGCGGCGGATCGCGGAAAGCCGATTCGCCGCGCCCCGCAAGATCGATACGTACCCATTCCACCTCAACTTGTGGTGGCCGATCGGCGCGACCACGACTGGTGTCGGGATCGCCGAGGCCGAGCAGCGCGCCCTGGACGCGGCGATCGAGTTGCTGCTGGAGCGGATCCGCGGCTACCCGACGGACCACTCGCACGGCGGCCGCTTCCTGTCTGTTGCGGAGGCCCCGGTCGGCGCCGAGATCGCCGTGGACTTCGGCGATCCGGTCCAGGGGATCGCGAACGGCGTGCTGACCGCGACCGCGACCTACAGCGCCGACGACCAGGACTACACGGCCTGACACCCGTCAACCACCCGTCACGGCCCTCGCATTGCGGGGGCCTTCGTGCTTCCCGGAGGCCTCCGTGCCTGATCCCTACCCGCAGCGCAACCCGGGCGATGTCCCGGTGGACGTGCCGGCGATCCCAGCAACGGTCGGCCCCGGCGAGGTCGTGCTGTGGCACGTGCCGGTCGCCGGGTTCGAGCGCGTCGAGCCCAAGCCGACCGCATCACCTGATCCCGTGCCGGAGCAGCCGGCCAAGCCGACGAAGGCCCGCATCGCGGCGCCGGAGGGAGTGACCAATGACCCTGCTGGCGCGTAACGGCACGCTGGGCCTGGCCAAGGAGGCCACACCCGGCACGTACCTGGTGCCCACGGTGGGCATCCCGTACACCGGCAGCAGCGGCTTCGAGGACATGATCACCCAGATCAAGGACGAGTCGATTCGCGGTGACGACAGCGTCCTGCACGGCTCGTACGCCGGTCCGGCGCACGCCGAGTGGACGATCGACTGCCTCGCCTACCCGGACCTGATCGGGCATCTGCTGTGCGCGACGATCGGCCCGGACACGGTGACCGCGGGAGTCAGCACCACGCTCTCCGCGGCGACCACCGTGGGGGCGACGGCGATCAGCACGCCGCTGTCGCTCGCGGCCGGCACGATCGTCAAGGTCGGCTCGGGTGCGGCGATTGAGTACGCCTGGACCGACGGCGCGGCCACGGGCACCGGCCCGTACACCTCCAACGTCACCACGGTGCTGGGCAAGACCGGGGCGAACCGGGTGCCGCTGGCGAACGCACACAGCTCGGCCGACCCGGTCGTCGCGCCGACGCAGCACCTCTTCAAGCAGAACCCGGCCGTCGCCCTGCCGACGTACTCCCTGACGTACTTCGACACCCTGCAGTACGTGTCGTGCAGCTACGTCAGGTTCAGCGAGCTGCAGATCAAGATCGACCCCAAGGGCGCGATCAGCTTGTCCACAAAGGCGACCTCGTTCCCGTCCGTGGCCGCCAGCAGCGTCACCGAGACGTACAGCCAGTACGATCCGCTGCTCGGCTGGTCGTGGACCCTCACGAACGCGGGCGCCAGCTCGACCCGCGGCCGGAGCCTGGACGCCACGCTGAAGCGAGCCGTTGAGGCGATCGAGAGCAGCGACGGGACCCAGGCACCGCGCGAAGTCTTCGCTGGGGCCTTGGAGTTCGACGCGACATTGAAGGCGATCTTCGAGAACAACGTCGACCTGAACCTGTTCCTCCAGAACAGCCAGCTACCGCTGACCGCGAGCGCCCAGCAGCCGCTGGCGCGCGGTGGGCAGTCCCTCTCGATCATTGCGTCGAAGAGTGCCTGGTACAAGGGCAAGCGAGACCTCAGCCAGGCCTACAGCCAGGCCGACTTCAGCATCAGCGGAGTGGCCAACACGGTCGATGGCGGGGTCGTGCAGGCGACGTTGCTGAACTGGCAGACCACCGCCTACTGACGGCGGCCCACAGACTCCCGGCGCGGCAGCTGCGCGCGAGCGTTGAGGGCGCGGGGACGCGCCGCCGCCGCGCTGGGACCACTCAACTCCCCACCCCTCACGAGGAGCATCATGACCACTCCGGTCTACCCGCCCGCCCCGCAGCCGGTTCCGGCGACGTTCGACCCGCAGCCACCGGTGCCCGCACCGATCACGCCGACGCAGCTGCCGCAGCTCGCCGACCAGCAAGCCACCGCCGTGCAGATCCCCGAGGGCGGCTACGCGTCCCGCTGGACCCGGATCCCGCTGCCGCAGTACGCGGTCGCGGGAGTCCCGGAGCCGTGGGTTGAGATCCGCAACCCGGGCATGATGCCGCAGTCGGCGCTGGACGAGATCGGCGCGGCGCTGACCCGGGTGGAGACCGGGCCGGACGGTGAGCCGGTCGCCCGGGACAGCGGGGTCATCTTCGACCAGTTGCTTCGGCTGATCCGCTCGTGGTGCATGTGGGATGCCACGAGCGATGCGGACGTCCCGCCGCTGTTGCCGCCGCCGGTGGATGCCGTGACACTCCGCCGGGCCCCGTCGGGCGCGCTCGGCCACGTTTTCAAGACCTTCGCGGAGCTGCAAAACCCTCAGTAGAGCTCGGCTCCAGTTACCTCGAAGACGTGCTCTGGCCTGCCGAGTCCATCTACGACGGGACTTGGGGCAGCGGGCCGGCGCCGGTCGAGGTGCAGTGGGTCGAGCTCATGCTCGCATTCAGCTGGTCCTGGCAGGAGTTGGAAGCGACGCCGCCGTACGTCCGCCGGGTCTGCTGGGACCTACTGGCCGCGCGTCGCGAGGCGGAGCGGGCGGCGAACGAGCATGCGGCGAAGGGGTGACGCCTGATGCCGGAGTTCAGCGCCGCCTCGTTGCGCGAGGCGCTGCTGCGCGTGCAGCGACTGGGCGTGAGGGCCGCCCGAACGGGCCTGATCGGCACGGCCGACGCGATGGTCAAGCAAGCCAAGACCAACGCGAGCAACGGGCGGCACGCCTGGGGAACACCAACGCCGGCGTCGCCCGGGATGGGACCAGCGGTCATCTCCGGCACGCTGCGGCGAAGCATCGTCCGCGAGGCCGTGAAGCGGAGCGCGGACGGCTGGGAGACCAAGGTCGGCATGCAGCCGGACCAGTTCCCCAGGTACAACCCGCGGACGCCGTCCAGCAGGTACGCGCTGTACCTGGAGACCGGGCTCCGCAACGGCTCCAAGTACCCGTTCCTGGAACCCGCCACGCGCCTCCTGCCCGTGCAGGCCGAGGTTAACTACCGGACCGCGTTCGCCGCGATCGACTGGACCGCCGCTGCGGCCGCCGACTGACCCCCTGGAGGGAGGCGCCGGCATGGCCGAGGTCGCCGACCTGTGGGTCACCCTCCGCTCGATCACCGCCCCCTTCACCGAGGGCCTGGCGACGTCTGCGGCGGGGGCCGACGAGTTCATCGCGCAGTTGGAGGCGTTGAACGTCGCGGCGGACGAGACCGCGGCGAGCCTCGGCCGGATCGGTGCCGGCGGCGCGCTCGGTGACACCGAGGCCGCTGCGAGTCTGGAGCGGCTGACGGTCGCTGCTGACGAGGCGGCGGCCGCGATCGACCGGCTGGCCGTCGCGCAGGAGCGGTCGACAGTCACTGGCCGGGAGGCGGCAGCAGCGTCGGATGAGCTGGGCGGCAAGTGGCTCGGGCTCAGCGGCGTGCTGAAGGGCGCCAGCGACTTCGCAGCGTTGGGCATCGCGGGGATCGGCTACGAGGCCGCCAAGATGGCCTCGGATTTCCAGAGCAGCACGACGCGGCTGGTGACCTCGGCTGGCGAGCAGCAGTCCGCCCTCGCTCAGGTGCGTCAGGGCATGCTCGACATGGCTGGCCAGGTCGGCGTCTCCGCCGACGACCTGAGCAAGGCCATGTACTACGTCGAGGCCGCGGGCTTCCACGCGGCTGACGGCCTGACCGTGCTGAAGGCCGCCGCGCAGGGCGCTGCGGCTGAGGGCGCGGACACCACCACGGTGGCCCAGGCCATGACGGACGTCCTGGTCGACTACCACCTGAAGGCGTCCGACGCCGCCGACATCACGTCGAAGATGATCGCCGCGGTCAGCAGAGGCAAGACCAACCTTCAGGACTTCTCCGCGTCGTTCGCGTCGATCGTGCCGGCCGCCAGCGCGGCAGGCATCAGCTTCCAGGACGTCATGGCGGCACTGGCCAACATGACCAACCACGGGTTCACTGCCCAGCGCGCGTCGCAAAACTTGGCCCAGGCGCTCCGCAGCCTGTTGAACCCGACGAACAAGATGTACGACGCCTTCCAGCAGTACGGCGTCTCCAGCGATGTCCTGGCCAAGAAGTTGGCCGGCCCGAATGGCCTGACGGACGCGATGGAGTACATCGCGCAGGCGGCGACGAAGGCCGGCCCGGAAGGCACGACCGCGTTCGCGGCCGCACTGAAGAGCATGATGGGCACCGCGCCCGGCGCCAACGCCGCGCTGGCCACGGTGGGTGCCAACTACCAAGCAACGGCCGACACCATCAAGGCGGTTGGGTCGGCGACGGCGGACTCGTCGGGGAAGGTCGCCGGCTTCGCGCTGGTTCAGCAGACGCTGGGCCAGCAGTTGAAGCAACTGCGCGCCGGCTTCGACTCGGTGATGATCAGGCTCGGCGACTTCATGATCCCGAAGCTGTCCGAGTTCATCTCGCTGATCGAGCGGAAAGGCTCGCCGGTCGTCCACGACTTTGCCTCGGCGATCAGCGGCATCGCGGCCGGCTTCGACGGCCAGGCGCAGAAGCGCGTGCCGGGCCACACGGCTACGACTGCTGGCGGCGAGCAGCACGGCGGCGCGACCGCGGGCGCGCAGCCGCTGACCGGCTGGGAACAGGTCGGTGCCGAGCTGAAGTCCGTGGCGTCGGACCTGTCGACGTTCGCCTCGCAGGTGTCCACCGCCTTCGGGGACATCTCGCGGGCGGCGGGCCCGACGCTCCAGCTCCTGGGCGGCGCTGGCCTGACGGCCCTGCGGGCTGTTGCGAGCATCATGTCCGGCGTGGTCGGGCCCGCCGTGGTGACGGTCAGCCACTTCATGGACGAGCACAAGACGGTTGTCCGAGACCTGATCACGGTGGCCCTGGTGCCGCTCGCTATCCGTCTTGCCGCGCTGTCGGTGATCAAGCCGGTCGGCGCGATCGCCGGCCTGGCGAAGGACATCGTGTCGTTCCCCTTCAGCCAGGCAAGGCAGATCTGGACGGACATCCAAAGCGGCTATCAGACTGTCTCCACGGCGGCAGGCACCGTCAAGGACGGGCTGACGACTGCGGCCTCGAAAGGCCTGTCGGCTTGGCAGACGGTGTCTTCCGGAGCGTCATCGACCTGGGATTTCGTGACGTCAAAGGCATCGGCCGGCAAGGACAGCTTGATCTCCTCGTTCAATTCGGCGAGATTCCGAGCGGCCTACTTGTGGCAGGGCGTCAAGGACGGCGGCTCCACCGCGTTGACGACGCTGAAGTCGGTCGGATCGTCGGCGCTGACCATGGGCTCGAACCTCGGACAGGCAGCGAAGGCCGGTGCGGCGTCAGCATGGTCCGGCATGGTGTCTGGGCTGCAGTCTGTGGCGGCGGCCGGTAAGGCAGCCGGGGCGGCGCTGTTGGAGGCTGCAGTGGCAGCCGGTCAGAGTGCGCTGGCGGCAACTCGGGCGGCAATTGCGTGGGTCGCAGAAAAGGTCGCCACCCTGGCGAGCGCGGTTGCCGAGGGCGTTCTGACAGCGGCAGAATGGCTGCTGAATTTCGCGCTCAATGCAAGTCCGATCGGCCTTGTGATTATCGCGATCGTGGCTTTGGTGGCGGCCGTGATCTACGCCTGGAACCATTTCACGTGGTTCCGGGTCGGCGTAGAGGTCGCCTTCAGGGCGATCGAGGCCGCAGCGCTGTGGCTGTGGCATAACGTGTTCGAACCAGCAGCGCACGGAATTGTCGCGGCCTTTGATGCGGTCGGCTCGTTTTTCTCGGATCTGCCGGGCATGATCACCGGGTTCTTTTCGGATGCCGAGCACTGGCTGGAGGATGCGGGAGCCCGGATCATCCGTGGCCTTGTGCACGGTATCGAGTCGTCGATCAGCAGTGTCAAGAACACCCTGACCAACCTGACATCCGATCTGACTTCGTGGAAGGGGCCGCCGGAGAAGGACGCGGTGCTCCTCCAGCCCGCCGGCCAGTTGCTGATCAGCGGCCTGATCAACGGCATCGAGAACAAGATCCCGAGCTTGCGCCGCCAACTCACGGGCCTGACGACCGAGATCGGCTCGATGCAGCCCGCGCTCGGCCCGTCGGTGGCGAACGCTGGCGCACTCGCGGTCACGGGCAGCGCCAGGCTCGGCGCCCTGGCGGTCGGCCAGTCGGCGGCTGCCACCTCGTCGGCCGGGCTACCGGACATCGTCGTCCAGGTCGACGGGCGCACCCTCTTCAAGATCGTTCAGACCGAAGCGCTTCGGAACGGCAAGCGGAACCCCACCAGCGGACTCGTCTACACGTAGGAGGTGCCCGTGGCCCCGCTTCTCGGCTCGCTCGTCGATCCGTTCACCGCGGCCGCGCTCAACTCGGCGGTGTGGAACGCCACCAGCGGCACCGGCGTCAGCCTCACGGCGCCGGGCCGGGTTGGGGTGCAGGCCACCAGCTCCTACCCGGCTTTGGGGGCCGCCGGCCCGTACGAGGCGACGGGGCAGTCCCTGTCGGCCCGGGTGACCCCGGCGCTGGCTGGCACCGGCGGCCAGACAGTGCAGACGCTGCTGAAGGTCCAGCAGGACCCAAGCAATGCAGCCTACTTCGCATGCTCGCCGGGCACGCAGTGGCAGGCCATCGTCATCAACGCGGGCAGCTACACCACGGTCAACCTGCCCGCATACGATCCGACCGCCCACGCTTGGTGGATGCTGACCGAGTCGGGTGGCGAGTGGCTGTTCAGCACCTCGCCGGACGGTTTCAGCTGGACCCAGCTCGCGGCCATCTCGTACTCCTGGTCCCCGCATGCCGTGCAGGTCTACTACGTGGCTGGGTCCAGCACGGTGACCGGGCAGACGGCGTATCTGGAGCACGTCAACACCCCGGCCGGTACCAGCAGTTTGCTGCCGAGCTGGCCGCAGATCCGCTTCCAGGTGGCGTTCAACACCGGCGGCAGCATGAGCGCGCTCCCCTCCTACGTGGACCTGTCCTCGCGGCTGCGCGGCTCGTGGTCGGCCGAGTTGGCGGGTCGCCAGTACGAGCTGGACCAAATCCAGTCCGGGCAGCTGACGGTCAGCTTGTGGAACCTCGACGGGGCGCTCGACCCGCTCGACGCGGCCAGCCCGTACGCGCCGAACGTGCTGCCGATGCGGTCCTGTCGCCTCCAGGCGGTCTGGCCGCCTAGCCGCAACCTAATGCCCCAGAACATCAGCGCCGCTTCCAGCCTCGCCACCATGAGCAGCAGCACCGGCAGCCTTGCCCTTGCCGCCGGCCTGCCGCCTGCCCCGACCGGGCACTCTTCTGCGTTCGGCTGGACGATCCCGGCCTCGACCACTGCCACCAACCTGGTGGGGTTGGCGGCGCCGAACAACAACGGTGCCGGGTGGCCGGTCTCGGACGCGTCCGCGCTCCCCGTGGTCGGCGGCCAGTCGTACACGTTCTCCTGCTGGGTGGCCCAGGCGTCGGGTGGCGACGCGACGTTGACGGCAGCGCACCGCATCTCCTGGTACGACGTGACGGGGGCGCGCATCGGACCGAGCATCGGGACCGCTGTCACCGTGCCGGTGCTGGGTACGAGCTGGGTGCTGCTGTCGTACACGGTGACGGCACCTGCAACGGCGGTCGGCTGCCGGCCGGGCGTGCAGAACTCCAGCAGTCCGGCGGCCGCCAGCACGCTGTACGTGACGGCCTGGCAGATGGAGCAGGCCGCGACGGCAACGCCGTGGACGGCGGGCGGCGTGATCGCCCCGCTGTGGGCTGGATATGTGGAGCGCTGGCCGCAGCACTGGCAGCAGCAGGGCACCTACGGGCTGGTCGACTTGACCTGCATCGACGTGCTCGCCGGGCTGTCGCAGTTCACGCTACAGCCTTCGCTGATGGCCGGATTGATGGCCCTTGGCCCGGACCGGCTGTATCCGCTGGATGAGCCGCAGGGCTCCGTGTGGTGGCGGGACGCCTCCGGCAAGCACGGCGCGGTCTATCTCGCGAGCTCCCCGTACGGCGCAGGTACGGTGACCAGCGGCAGCAGTATCAGCGGGTCGGGCTTCGTTGGGGCTGCCGGCCCGGTGGTCACCTTGGCAAACCCCACACCGAGCAGCTTCCTCAACTCGCAGGGCAGCTTCATCAACCTGGGAACGCCGAACGGGCCGCCGGCCGGAACGGGATGGACGCGGATCATCTGCTTCCGTACCAGCACGCTGCCGCCGGCCGGCACCCAGATGGCGCTGTGGTGGTGGCAGTCGTCGTCCAGCCCAAACAAGAGCCAAGGCGGCTTGGCCCTGGACTCCAACGGGCACCTGCACGTCAACTCGACCAACGCCGCCGGTGGCAACATCGACTTCACGATCTCGACGGCGAACTACTGTGATGGCAACTGGCACATGGCCGCGCTGATCCTCACGCCGGACGGCAAGACCCTGAATGCCAACATCGACGGCGGCGGCTTCTACAACACCAACACCGTCAGCGTGCAGCCCACCGGGATCACCTCGGATGTCGTCGGCATGAACGTCCAGACCGCCGTCGGCCAGTATGTGTGGGCGTATAGCGGGGACCTGGCGTACGCGGTGGAGGTCCCGACCAACAACGTCCCGAGCTTCGGCGACCTCGCAGCCGGCTTCTCCAAGGGCTGGGCCGGGGAGACGAGCGCGGCCCGTGCACAGCGGATCCTCACAATGTGCGGCTACGGCGGCGCCCTTCAGACGGAGGCAGCCACGCTCCCGATGGGCGGAGCCAACCTGGGTGGTGTGGACGCGATGTCGGCCCTTCAACTGGTGGGCGACACGGAGAGCGGCCAACTGTACGTTGACTCGGCCGGCACGTTGTGGCTGACGGGCCGCCAGTGGCGCTATCTCCAGCCCCAGCCTGCGATCGTCTTCGGCGAGAACCAGGCGGCTGGCGAAATCCCTTACCTCGGCGACATCGTGGTGGAGCTCGACCCGACACACGTCTACAACATCGCCCAGATCACCAACCAGTCCGCGCCCGGGGCGCCCGCGCAGCCGATGCAGGCCGCCAGCAACTCGGCCTCGCAGACCGCGTACCTGCCGCGCACTCTCCAGCGGCAGATCAACGCCCAGGATTCGACGGTGGCCCTGGCAGCGGGTCAGTACCTGGTGTCGCAGTACGGGCAGCCGCAGGCACGATTGTCGGCGCTGACGGTCGATCCCGCGTCGAACCCGGCACTGTGGTCGCAGATCCTGAGCGTGGGCTTCGGCACGCGGGCTCAGGTCACCCGGCGGCCACCCTCGGGGCCCGGTGCGGCGGCGATCAGCGTGCAGCAGTTCGTAGAGCATGTGACCTGGTCGGGGGACGATCAGGGCAACCTCAAGGTCCGGCTGCAGCTGACCCCTGCGGCACCCTTCCTGAGCTGGTGGCTCACCGCGGCGCTGCACACCACGGTCGCCACGGCGTCCACGGCCGGGACGGCGACGGTGATCCTGGCCGCGCTGACCGGCTCGGCCACCAACCCGGCCGCCGCGGTACTTGTGGCGGGGACGCAGCTGACGCTCGGCTACGGCACTTCGGCGGCGGAGACGTTGACGGTGAAGTCCGTCGCGACCACCGCGCCGGGCTACACCAGCGTCGCGGTCACCTTCACGGCCAACACCGTCCACAACCACGCTGTCGGCGAGACGGTGTGCCAGCCGCTCCCGTCCGGCTTTCAGCTGCCGGCCGCAACGGCCGCTGGCTATCCGGCGTCGCTCGACGGCGGGGCCACTCTCTCGATGAGCGGTCCGCGCGCCGCCTACTGACCGTACTCACCTGGACCGGCCTGCCTGTCCGGGCCGGTCCTCGGCATGCCTGGAGGTGCCCATGACGGGTCTCGCACCGCCCGTCCCGTATCAGTGGTCTGTCGGTGACGTCGCCACGGCCGCTCTGCTCAACGCGCAGCTCTACACGCTCGCTACCTTCGTGCTCAACCCGCCGATGTTCGAGGCCATCCAGACTGTCACCACCACCTCGATTGCCAGCGGCACTGGCTGGACCGCGATCAACTTCAGCGACTCCGCGGGCATCCTCGCCGACACCTACGGAGGCTGGAGTTCGAGCACCCCAACGCGGTACACCGCGCAGACACCAGGCTGGTACTGGGTGAGCGGCGCGGTGTGCTTCGCCGCGAACGCGACCGGCAACCGCGGCGCCCGGATCGCGAAGACCGGCAACCCCGTTCAAGGGGCCGGGACGCTGATCGGGGGCCCGGCCGGAGGCAGCCAGGCTACGGCGATCGCCACGCCGCTGCGGAAGGTCTACCTGAACGGGACCGGCGACTACCTGGAGGTCCACGCACTCCAGACGTCCGGTGGGTCGCTGTCGACCCAGATCTATGGGGACGTCTGCTCCGCCCTCAGCGTGTCCTTCGCCCACCTCTGACCTTGGGAGCAGCACTTGAGCAACGTCGTGACGACCACCCAGTACAGCGTCCAGTTCAACATCACCCAGACCGCAACTGGCAACCAAGACAGCGGGAACGTGAATCTCACGGTTCCGGCGTGGACTGACGCGGAGGCTGGCGCGTTCGTCCAGGCGGTGCAGGCCCTGCCGCTGCCGGCCGGGTGCACGCTTCAGGTCTTCGCCAACAAGAGCGTGCAGGCGACGACCATCTTCGCCACGGATATCCAGACGAACCCGATCACCTTCACCTGACTCGCACTACACCTGACGCCCCGCCCTGAGCGGGGCTTTCGCATGCCTGGAGGCATGATGACGACCCACGACCATCACGAGGTCGCCGCGCACGACCAGGCGGCGACGCACCGGTACGTGATGCACTACCCGGCGCACGCGCCGCGAGCTGGGGACCCGCATTACGCGGCGTTCGAGGCGTTCCGCCGCCACCACCGGGACGGGGCGCGCTGCTTCGTCGGCGAGCGCGCTGGCCACGACGCCTGTGCGGACGGTCCGCTGGAGCTGCACCACGCGGTGCTGGAGTTCGCGACCGCCAACGCGGCCGACCCCGAGGCGCTTCACCGGGACTTCCCGGAGATCGCCGAGGACGCGACGGCCGAGGAAGTCGCCGCGTGGCTGGAGTCGAGCCCTGGCGAGTTCCGCTGGCTGTGTGCCTTCCACCACCGCGGGCATGGCGGCGCGCACACCGCGTCGCACGCGGACTGGAGCGCGCAGTTGTACGTGCCGGGGCTGATCTCGTGA